ATGGAGACTTTCCCTGCCTCGGGGCCGGTTAAGACTCAGATTGTTGGAGCGCTGACTAAAGAGAAGGAAGATGCGGCAGAGCGTGTCAAAGATGACATGAACTACCGATTAACAGAGGAAATGCCTGAGTACAGACCTGAGCACGAGAAGATGCTTTGGTCATTGGCTCTAGCCGGTTCGGCATTTAAGAAGGTTTACTACGATCCTTCATTGGGTCGGCCGGTGTCTATGTTCATTCCGGCAGAGGATATTGTGGTTCCGTTTGGTGCTAGTGATTTAAGGTCGGCGCCAAGGATTACGCACATCATGCGTAAGACGCAGAATGAAGTAAGGAAGCTACAACACGCAGGATTTTACCGTGACGTGGATTTGGGTGAGCCATCTACGGTATTAAGTGAGGTGGAGAAGCGTAAGGCTGAAGAAGAAGGTATGTCAGCCACGATGGATGATAGGTATCGTATTCTTGAGATGCACGTTGAGCTAGATTTGCCTGGGTTTGAAGATACTGACAAGAATGGCCCCACGGAAATTGCATTGCCTTATGTGGTGACGATTGATGAAAGCACAAACAAGATCCTAGCCATACGTAGGAATTGGTATGAAGAGGATCCGTTAAAGCTAAAGCGGATGCACTTTGTCCATTATCCTTATATACCGGGCTTTGGGTTCTATGGCTTTGGCTTAATTCACTTGGTAGGTGCTTTTGCCAAGTCGGGTACGTCATTAATCCGTCAGTTGGTGGATGCGGGTACGTTATCGAACCTACCCGGGGGATTAAAGTCCCGCGGCCTGAGAGTGAAAGGTGATGACACACCGATTGCACCGGGTGAATTTAGGGATGTGGATGTGCCTTCAGGTTCTATTAGGGACAACATCCTGCCGCTGCCGTACAAAGAGCCGAGTCAGGTTCTTTACCAGTTGCTACAGACGATCGTTCAGGAAGGTCGCCGGTTTGCAGCGACGGCTGATATGCAGATTTCGGACTTGTCCGCGAATACGCCTGTTGGTACGACACTAGCGGTATTGGAGAGAACGCTCAAGGTTATGTCTGCGGTGCAGGCAAGGCTTCACTACTCCATGCGTCAGGAGTTTAAGTTACTTGCAGCAATTATTAGGGACTACGCACCTACTGAATACAACTATGACGTGGATGCACCCGGCGGCCGGATGGTCAAGCAGGCTGACTATGACTTGGTGGATGTCATTCCAGTCTCAGATCCTAATGCAACGACACTGGCTCAGCGAGTTACACAGTACCAAGCAGTACTTCAGCTAGCAGCACAGGCCCCTCAGATCTATGACATGCCAGAGTTACATAAGCGCATGTTGGAAGTCTTGGGTATCAAGAACATTGACAAGCTGATTCCTTCTGCCAAGGCAGAGCAGCCACGCGATCCTATTTCGGAGAACATGGCCATACTGACCATGCAGCCTGTTAAGGCATTTATCTATCAAGATCATGAGGCTCATTTAGCTGTCCATACAGCAGCTATACAAGATCCGATGTTACGCCAGCAGGTTCAGCAGAATCCGCAAGGTGGTGTGATGATGGCCGCGGCCATGGCCCATATTAATGAGCATATGGCTTTCTTGTATCGCAAGCAGATCGAGCAGCAACTTGGTGTGCCATTACCGCCGCCTGATCAACCATTACCTGAAGACTTTGAGGTTGAGATTTCAAGGCTTGCCGCCCGCGGGGCTCAGCAGTTGCTACAACAGCATATGGCAGAGGCCCAGCAACAACAGGCTCAGCAGCAAGCACAAGATCCATTAATTCAGATGCAGCAAGCAGAGTTACAGCTTAAGCAGCAGAAGGAGCAAAGAGAAGCGGCCAAGGATCAGGCAGAGATTCAGTTGAAACAGCAAGCGCAAAGCCAGAAAGTCATGTTGGAGCAAGAGCGTATTGCAAGCATGAACAGGATTGCTGAGCAGAATATAGCGGCCAAGATGATTGATAAGGCGGCGGATATTCAGCGCGATCAGTCTTTAGCGAGGATGGGTAAATGAATTACGCCGAGGCTGTAGAGCTAGAGATAGATAAGCAGATTAAGTATTTAGAAGGACAACTCTCGCAAGGGAGCATGAAGAGTTTTGAGGAATACAAATTCGTCTGCGGCCAGATTCAAGGTCTTTTGGTCGCAAGGCGCATTAACGAAGACCTTGCCAGTCGAATGAAGGAATACGATGACTGATATTACTGAGGACACTCAGCCGGAAGCTACGCAACTCCCAGAGCCCACGGGTTATAGGATGTTATGCGCGTTACCAGAGGTAGAGGATAAATTTGCCAATGGTTTATTCAAGCCTGATTCGCTTGCAAAAATTGAAGAGTTCAGCACCGTCGTTTTATTCGTATTAAAGATGGGGCCGGATTGCTACAAAGATGCAGCAAAGTTCCCAACGGGTCCATGGTGTAAGGAAGGTGATTTTGTATTGGTACGTGCTTATTCAGGTACGCGATTCAAGATCCATGGTCGTGAGTTTCGACTGATCAATGACGACACGATCGAAGGTGTTGTTCAAGATCCTCGTGGTTATAGCCGCGCATAAGGGGTATTTATGAGTGAAGAGAGAATTGAAGTAGAAGTCGAGGGTGAGACAGAGATCGAGATTGTTGACGATCGCCCCGAGGCGGATAGGAATGCGACGCCACTAAAGGGTGATCCATCTGAGATACCTGATGATGAGATTAAACAGTACTCAGATAATGTAAAGAAGCGCATTCAGCATCTAAAGCATGGTTATCACGATGAGCGCAGAGCCAAGGAAGAGGCGCAGCGTGAGCGTGAAGCGGCTATTGCTTATGCAAAACAGATTGCTGATGAGAATGCCAAGCTAAAAGAGAAACTTACTTCTGGTGAAAGCACGTTAATTAAGACGATGCAATTTGCCACGGATAAGGAAGTAGCCGAGGCAGAGCGTAGTTATAAAGAAGCACTGGATAGCCAAGAGTCTGACAGGATATTGGCTGCTCAGAAGGCATTAAATGTGGCCATGTTGAAGGCTGATCGGGTTAAAAACTTCAAACCCGCTGCGCCTGAACCAACGCCAGAGTTGCCACAGCAACAAAACCCTGCTTATAATGTTCGTCAGGAGTCTTATCAAGACCGCAAAGCAGAAACCTGGAAGGCCAATAATAAGTGGTTTGGTCAGTCGGGTGAGCCTGGGGTAGATGATGAGATGACGTTTTTTGCCATGGGCCTGCATAAAAAGCTTACTCGGGAAAATGGCGAACATTACGCATTAACGGATGAGTATTACGAGAAGATCAATTCTCGCGTAAGGGAGAAATTCCCTGAGTACTTTGGCGATCGGGAGCCGCCAGGGGAAAAATCAAAGCCTCCTGCTTCGGTGGTCGCCCCGGCAACGCGCAGCTCGCCACCTAAAAAACTGAAGCTGACAACCTCAGAAGCTAATACGGCTAAGAGGCTTGGAGTTCCGCTTGAAAAATACGCCATGGAATTGGCAAAACTACGCATGGAAGGAAAGTTATGAGCCGCGAATCCAGAGAAGCACAGACCCGTGAAACCACGGAACGTCCTAAGCAATGGAAGCCGCCTAGCTCATTGCCCGATCCTCTCCCGCGAGATGGTTGGAAGCATCGTTGGGTACGTACCGCAACACTGGGGCAGTCCGACGCAAGGAATGTAGCTAGCCGTCACCAGGATGGATTTGAACCATGCAAATGGGAAGACTATCCCGAAGTAACCCGAGCCATGCTCGCAACCGGTGCTCAAACCGGAAACATTGAGATTGGTGGATTAATGTTGTGCCGTGCTCCCGTTGAGATGGTGGATCAGCGTAATACCCATTACCTGAAGCAAGCCAACGATTGGATGAAGAGTGTGGACAGCAACTTTATGCGCGAAAATGACCCACGGATGCCACTGTTTAATGACAGGCGCACTGAGGTCAAATTCGGTAAAAGATAACCTCATTTGGAGTAACTCAAATGGCTTACCCGACGATTTCAGGCCCATACGGCCTGCGCCCGGTCAATTTGATCGGCGGTCAGGTGTTTGCCGGAGCCACTCGTCAGCGTCGGATCGTAAACTCCAGCGCATCGAGTATCGGTTTTGGTGACCCTGTGAAGTTTGACAGCAACGGTTGCGTTGTTGTCTGTACCGAAACAACGACTGCCCCAACCACTGGTTTTGCTGGTGTGTTCATGGGCTGTACGTTTGTTTCTGCTGTAACTGGCCAGCCCACGTTCTCGCAGGCATGGATTTCTGGAACTGCTATTGCAAGCAACACGTATATCGTTGCTTACATCTGTGAAGATCCAGATCAGTTGTTCCAGGTTTGCGGTGTTAGTGGAACCACGGTCGTTTCAACCACATCAGGCTTTACGTACACAGACGTCGGTCTGAACGTATCGATGGTTGCAAACACGTTGAATACCACGACCAAGGACAGCCGTTACGCAGTAGATATTGCAAGCGGTGCAACGACTCAGACTTTACCGTTGCGAGTCATCGATGTGGTGCCTGATACGGCATTCACTTATAGCGGTACTCTGTACTACCCAGAAATCATCGTTAAGTTCAATGCAGCTTATGTAGTGCAGGCGACGGGCGTGGTGACGGGCGGTCATGCGTACAACAACCCAGTCGGACTGTAAGGGGAACATAAATGGCTATTTCACGCGCACAACTACTGAAAGAGCTGCTCCCCGGCCTGAACGCACTGTTCGGTCTTGAGTACGCTCGCTATAACGAAGAACACAAAGAGATCTACGAAACCGAGACCTCTGAGCGTTCGTTTGAAGAGGAAACCAAGCTGTCTGGATTCTCGGCCGCACCGGTCAAGAA